TGTACTGATTGTTTTGGCCACATCATCTATCATGGCCATGCTTAGTTTAAGCAGTTTGTCTTGACTGGTATCTACCCCTAGTGCTTTAAGCCAATCTTCGTCCAATGCGTTTTCACTGTCAATCAGTACAACGTAGATGCCTTGTGCCTGTGCATTCTTGATGATGTTGCCGGAACAGATATAGCTTTTACCTGCGCCTGACTCTCCAGCAAACACAGTGACCTTACCTAGTGGAATACCTTTGTTAAAGTCTCCTGAGATAAGATAGTTCAATGCATAGTTGCCTGTAGAGATCCAGTCAGTTGGATCATTGAAGCCGATACTCAATCCTTCGATTGATTTGGTGATTTCCTTGCGGAACTTGCTTACGTCAAATGGTTTTCCCATGATGGTTTCTTTCAATGTAAAATAATGCTGGCAGAGTTATTTGCCTGTGAGTTATTATAAAGTATTTTGCGATACTCTGTCAAGTGTTTATCTAGATCAATCATGTTGGCGATAGGAACTTGATTGGCCATGGGCCTGCGACCATGACGATCACACCATGCCAGAAATTCTGGACTAAACGCCACAGTCTCGGGTTGTTGTAGATTGAGATTAAACGAGTATTCCAAGGTCTCATAGTTGTAGTGATCTTCGCAATCGAGATTCATGTCAAAATATTCAAACTTGTTATAAAGTTGCCGGCCCACATAGGTATATCCAAAGGTGAAATTCATTCGATCCGGATTAGATACCATAGATGTCTTTCGAAATGGATTATCAAATACTTCCCACTTGCTGTCGGCATTAAACTCAATGTGGTCGGTAAAAATTGATTCCAATCTATGAACTGCCATGTTCACATCTTCGTATGAGAGGATGCGTCCAAGATGTTGCATAGCCACTGCCAATCTTGTTTCCGATATTTCATCAGAGAACTGATCATGCAGTTGTTCTCCTAGTCTAGCAGCATTTGAGTTTTGACTAAATCTCAATTCATGCACCTGAACTTTGTGCTTTTGTGAAAATACCCATTCAGCATGTATGCGGTTAAGCAGACTTTGATCTAAGTATGTTTCTAGATTGTCTGATTGTGGAAAATTGATTCCCACAAGGTCATAAAGAACCTCGTTGGTATTTGATAGTGCCCAGTGAAGATCTGTTAGACTTTTACTGACTTGTTTTGCTATTTTTTGCTGGTCAGAAAATCTATTTTGATTTTGATTAACTGATTTCTTTACAAAAAATTCAAACAACTCATGATTATACACTACCTCAAAAGGTATGCTGTCACCAGTATTCTCGAATACTAAAGAAAATTTCATAATAGATAAACGCAAGCACCTGAGTGCTTGCGATACTGATCAATTACTTGTTTTGACGGCTACGGATCATGGCCAAGATGTCCTCGGCCTTCTTGTTGCCTTCTGCTGGCTTGGCCACTGGTGCTGTTGCCACAGGAGTGTCGTCTTCAAACGCATCCACGGGTGCCTTTACAGCTGGTGCTGCTTTGGGTGCCGGAACGTCTTCATCCACATCTGCTGCGGCTGCACCACTAGGTGCTTGCATACCAGCTGGACGGAAGTATTGACCCCACCGCTCCATGTCAAATGCTTTGCCATCGACTGATGCTTCAAACATTTCTTTCATGACCTTGAGTTCCACGTCAGTAGGCTTCTTGGGCAAGAATGTGCTCAAGTCAAACAAGCCGTTTGTTTCGATAGCTGCTTGTTCATCTTCAGTGAGTGCTGATTCTTTTCTAGCCCACTTTGAAGTGTTGTAGTCAGCGTAGCCGCCCTTCTGTGTCTTGGTGATACGGAAGTCCAGTCCTGACATGGTGTCAGTTGGCAAGTTTTCCAATTCTGGATCCATCAATGCACTCTTGATCAATGTGAAGATCTGAGGTCCGATGATGAAACGACGGATTGGGTTTGCTGGGGTCTTGTCGTCAGCTAGTGGGTTCTCACGCACAAAGCCTTGGAACACATAACTGCGTTTCTTCCAGTACTTACGACCCATGTCTTCCAGACTAGGATCCTTGAACCAAGGGCTGACCTCCGAGAGGATTGGGCAAGTTTCGTTCCACATGTGCATACATGGAACCTGCACCATCACTTGTTTTGAATCCATCTCTCCTTTGACGCCGTTGAATGGCAAACGGATCATGGCCCGTTCCACCCAGAAGAATGTGTTTTTGGAGTTTGCATCCGGTAAGAATCGGATTGTTGCGGATTGGCCTTCTTCCATGTTCCAGTGTGGGTAGATGGGATTGTCTCCGCCACTGCCGGAAGTTTTGCCTTTTGTCTCTGCTGCCTGTAGTCGTGCTCTGATTTCTGCTAAAGTTGCCATAGTTGTTTCTCCTATAAAGTTGCCTATGTAAAATGCCTATCTAATGATTTAGATTGTGTTGCCTGTGATACAAATGAAAAAGCGCAAACACAGTAGTAGTATATGCGCTTCTTGTCTCTGTGTCAAGTGTATTTATGTCATCTGAGCAAACTCAAAGATTTTATTCTTGCCAGTTCGTGATCGTAGGCAGCTTCTTCAAAGGTAGCAATGTTGTCTCCTTCGTTGGTAGCTTTCTTGCCAGCCATCACCTCACGATATGTATCACCGATAGTCTTACCGGTTGTCATGAGTGCTTTTATATGCATGTTGGCGATGTCTGGATACTTGGCCATGGCTGCTGCTGTTTCCGGACCTAGTTTTCCATCAGCACCGAACTTTGTCAATGCACGAGGATCCTTAGCAATTATAGCCTTTTGCATGGCCTGCACTTTTGGATCAAACGGAATAGGTTTTATTTTTGCCAAACTTGTTCCTGGAGCAGCATCCGCAGCGTAGACCCCGTCGTCACCTCCGCCGCCACCACCACCGGCAACTGATTGATTAGCACGATTTAATACTTTGCCTGCAGGTGCTGCTCCGGCAGCCGACCTTGCCGCTGGTTGGGCTGCTTGCCCGGCAGCCTTGGGATCTTCATCATCGTCAGGAGAATCTTTGAATTGTTTTGCGCCCGGGTTGAATAAACTATAACCACCTATGGTTATATTAGGCATAACAGAGCCGGACCAGCGAGCCTTGGCCATACTGCCTTTTTCTTCGGGTGTGAAAAGATTTAGAGGAACACGAACCTGTTTATTGTCACCAAACTCACGCTTGAATTGCTCGCCTGGTTGCACATTCAACGCATAGGGTATGTATCCAGCAACCACATCAAATCCCTGTTTCGGATCCCAGTCTTTAAAGCCCATCTTGGTTGCAAATTCCTTTGCTCTTCTGGCTTGTTCTGATGGAGAGTAAGAACTGCCCATGTCTGGATTCTTTGACATGGATCCAGCTGTGTCTACTAGGTTATGAGGCATGACAAGTCTAGCACCGGTGACTTCGTCAGCATCAACCAGGTCCATGGTCGCCAACCACCCGTTATTTTTTGTGTTAGGCATCTCCCTGGGTCCGTAAGTGCCATCCGCACCTTTTCTCATGCCGCCCCACCTACCTTGCCAGTTCTGCCCGTCCGGGCTATAAAGATCGTATTGCGGCCATTTTTTGTGTTTCTGAAGGAAGTTTCCGTATTGAGTTTTTTCTGGCGGAAAGTATCCGTCGTCGGGACCGTTGTAAGGTTCTCGACCTTCGAAATCTCTATCGGGCCATTTTGACATAGGCTCGTTAACTCGGCTTGGGTCAGTCCCAAATTTCCAGCCTGGAGGTAGCCCTCCATCTCCGGCTTTTTCGTTCAAGCCTGCTAGTTTGAGTATGCGATCAATGTTCTCCATATCCGGCCTCTTTACTTCATCAATGCTTTGATTCTTGCCAGCTCTGTTTCAAACATTCTGTCTTCCATTGGTGCGGGTGTGGCGTTTTGTGTGGGTGCTGCTTTGTTACTGCCCAGATTAAATTTGTTTGTCAGTTGGCCAAAGTCTTTCAAGTCGGCTGCACGTTCAGCATCGTTGGCTGGCATCACATAACCAGTTGTTGTTCTATTGTTTTGACCAAACGGAACTGAGGTGGTGCTAGGAGTCACATTCTTGTTCACAAGGCTATTGGGGTTTCCTAGATTTAGATTTTTTGTTAGGTGGCCAAAA